GCATGGTGTCAACGGTACTTGCTCTAACACCACAATCTTTGGTGCTATCGACTTCTTTTGTCTCAATGGTATGATACGTGGCAAGCATGACAAGGTGATGCGTAAGAACACCAGCAACTTCAGCCTAGACAGGTTCATCACTGAACTGCACAAGTCCCAGCAGGACTTCACTGCACAGGCAGAACAGATGCAACGCTGGGCAAACACTAGCCTAGTTACGGTTGACGTTAAGGCTATGCTAGAGACACTGTTGAAGTCTGACCGCAAGGCAGAGAAGATGTACACGCTGTATAATCAAGAGGTAAGCACTCGTGGACGCAATCTGTGGTCACTGTATTCTGCCTTCACCAACTATGCGACATATGCAGACGAACGTAACGGTTTCACCCAGCGTAACACTGGCAGTGACACACAAGCTAAATCACTGTTCATGCGTGAGGTTGAGGTAGCTGGGTGGGTTGATAGCCCTGTGTTCAAATCACTTGAGGTGGCGTAATGCAAAAAAGGCATAAAAGATTTTTCTCAGATGATGAGGCGGCAGATTTAGGTTTGCCCCTCAGAAGAGGTGACATTCGTTCAGATGGTTTTATATTCAAAAGGTACTATGAGTCTGGTATTTCCAATAAAATACGTGAGATATGGCAGTCAGAAGAAGCAAAAGAAAAAGACAAAGCTAGACGCAGAAAAGCTGCTGTAGAACATAGAAAAAGAAAACCAAACCCTGCAAAGTATCTGCCTAAAATAGAAAGAGATGCACTAGGATTGCCATTAAGAATAGGTGCCACTAGAGAAGATGGATATAGGTTTAAGCAATACTATAAAAGGGGCGACAGCATATATGAACTTTGGTGTAATCAAGAAAACTACGATAAAATTATGGCTAGAAAAAAGAAATGGCAAAAGAAAAAACGTATTGCAAATGCAAAATTTGCCGCTAGAGTAAAACGTAGGTATGGCTGTTCTATATGTGGGTATAAGGAACATACAGATGCACTTCACTTCGATCATATAAACCCAAAAGAAAAGAAAAGAGAAATAAGTAAAATGCACACTTGTTCTCGCACAGAATTAAAAAAAGAAATTAAAAAATGCAGAATACTATGTGCTAATTGTCATGCTGTGCATACCGCTAAACAAAGAGAGGATAACATTTTATGAAACTAAATCAAATAGCGGATGAATATTATTTGTCCCATGATTACAAGAACTTACGCCAAGAAACTAAGACGCACTATGAATACTGCCTTAACAGTGCGCTGGCTACACCTGTCGAGGGTGTAGTCATTGGCGAGGTGGATTGCACTAAGCTGTCCACCAAGCAAGCTAAGTTAGCCTATGACTTGTGGTGTGATCGTGGTATCTCTACTGCTAATCATATCATGTCTATGGCTAGGATTTTGTATAACTATGCCCTACGTATGGAACACTGCTTTGTAAATCCATTCACAGTGGTGCGTAAAAGAGCCACCAAGCCGCGCAAGGTGGTATGGAGCAGGGAAGATGTCACAAAGTTGTTAGATGCTGCCTACAGCGATTTTAGCACACGTAACATCGGTCTTATTGCACACATGGCATATGAATGGTGTCAGCGTGTTGGTGATATGCGTCTGCTTACATGGGATGCCATTGACTTTGAGCAGAAGCGTGTAGTAATATTACAATCTAAGCGTGATGCACAAGTAGAATTGCCTATTGATGATGATTTATATGATATGTTAGTGCAACAGGAGCAAGACTTTGGCTTTCAACCTTACGTTGCACCTAGACCTGTAGCATACAGAGGTGTGTATGAGCCATATACGATGTATAAACTACCATTACATGCACGTAAGTTGATGGATGATGCAGGATTATCTAAAGAACTGCGTCTGTCTGATCTAAGGCGCACAGGTGTGACTGAAATGGTAGATGCAGAGGTAGGTATAGGACAAATTATGTCGGTTACGGGACATGCTGATCCACAATCCGTAAAGCCTTACCTAAAAAATACGTATGTCTCTGCAAATAATGCGTTGACAGCACGTAAGAAAGCATGATATAAGCATTCAACTGCCGCAACGAACTATTATAATACATATAATAATACATAGAAAGGACATATATATATATGATACATGCAAGTGACTTTGATGTAGCTAATGGCGAGACTAAACGCATGAACTGTCCTGAATGTAAGGGATACAAAACATTCACTGTGACTAACAACATGGGTAGCCTTGTATGGAATTGCTACAAAGTGGGTTGTAGTGCCAGTGGTGGTACTCGCGTACATCTCACAGTAGACGATATCAAGAAGGGTTTTAAGGGTAGCACAGATGTGCCACAAGAAACCTTTGACTTACCAGAGTATATCGTATCTCGTAGTGGTGGCTTGTATATGAACAGGTGGTGTGCTAGGTGGGGCATTGATGCAGAAGAGTTGGGCCTAATGTATGATGTGAAGGAAGACCGTGTGGTGTTTCCTGTTGTACATGATGGCAAGATGGTTGATGCCACAGGCAGAACACTAGGGAAAAGAATACCCAAGTGGAAAAGATATGGAAATAGTGGCTTGCCTTATGTCTCAGGACATGGTAAAGTCGCCGTAGTTGTTGAGGACTGTGTGAGTGCAGCCGTTGTTGGTTACGGTTCCTTTGTCGGGGTTGCGCTTCTTGGTACATCGTTATCAGATACGCATAAAAGGTATCTCACACAGTTCTCGACAGCAGTCATAGCGTTAGACCCCGATGCTCTACCTAAGACGTTTCAGATGGCTAAAGAATTACGTGGACACGTTTCGGATGTTCGTGTACTAAGGTTGGATGACGATATAAAATATAGAAACCCGACAGACATGGATAAGCTAGATGCTATCCACAAACAGATAGGAGAATAACCGCATGGAATTATCATTAATCAGAAGCCTAATGGACAAGGAGTTTTACGAAGAACATCGCGGCTCACGTTGTCCTGACAGGCTATTCAGCAAGGATGTTCGTAAGATCAAGCAGTCAATCGACACTGCTATGGATCGGTATGAGCGTACTGTGACACCAGATGAGATTGAGGCATTGTTCATGGCGAACAACCCGACACTCACTACAGCACAGAAACAGGCATACTCGTCCTTGTTTGGTACAATTAAACGTGAGCAACCTATGGGTAGTGACGTAGCACAAGAGGTGTTGTCTAAACTATTCCAGCAGGTGATTGGCGAGGACATTGCTAATCTAGGATTTGATTATGTCAATGGTGACAAGTCTAGTCTTGAGCCGCTACGTCAGATGCTTGAGCAGTATGGTGATGACTTCACCCCTAACCTCAAGGTTGAATGGGATGACATCGACATTGAAACACTACTTGCTCGTAACGACCTTGAGGCACGTTGGACATTCAACATTGCCAGCCTTACACGCAAGGTAGAAGGCGTTAACGCTGGTCACTTGATTGAGATTGGTGCAAGACCTAACACTGGCAAGACATCTTTCCACGCCAGTATCATTGCTGCACCGGGCGGCTTTGCCCATCAGGGTGCAAACTGCATCATCTTGTGTAACGAGGAAGGATACCACCGTGTCGGTGCTAGATACCTCACTGCCGCAACAGGCATGACTATGCAAGAGATTAAGGCTAACCCTTCAAAGGCTCGTGACTTATACGCGCCTGTTAAGGAACGTATCAAGATTAAGGATGCCACAGGCCGTGACATGAATTGGGTTGAATCTATCTGTAAGGCATACAAGCCTGACGTAGTACTGCTAGACATGGGAGACAAGTTTGCTAAGACAAGCGGCTTCTCTCGCCCTGACGAGGCTCTGAAGGCCAATGCAGTACACGCTCGTATGATTGCCAAGCAACATGAGTGTGCTGTCTTTTATATGTCTCAGCTATCAGCAGATGCAGAGGGTAAGATTATTCTTAATCAAAGCATGATGGAAGGTAGTCGTACTGGTAAGGCGGCAGAGGCTGACCTAATGGTACTGATTGCCAAGAATCCACCAGTGCAGGGGCAAGATGAGGAAGACATTCAGCGTCACTTAAATATTGTAAAAAATAAATTGACAGGCTGGCATGGTAGTGTACACTGCAACCTAGAGTATAAAACAGCGAGGTACACAGTATGAAACTAACATTAGACGTAGAGAATACAACAACAGAACGTAACGGTAAGTTACATCTTGACCCCTTTGAGCCAGACAATTCACTGACTATGGTGGGTATGCTGGACGATACGGGCCGTGAGCATCTTATATATTTTGACCACAACGACATAGAAGCTACACCATTCGGTCATGGTGTTG